ACGATCAGTATGTGGGTACGGTCACAAGCGTGGGCGGTACGGGCACGGTCAACGGCATTAGCCTGTCGGGCACGGTCACCTCGTCGGGCAACCTGACGCTGGGCGGCACACTTTCTGGCGTGGATCTGACCACCCAAGTGACGGGCACGCTGCCGATTGCCAATGGCGGCACGGGTCAAACGACTGCGAATACTGCATTTAATGCACTTGTGCCTAGTCAAACAGGCAATTCAGGCGAGTACCTGACGACAGACGGCACGAATACTTCCTGGGCACCGGTTGTTGCTGGCGCATCGATCTCTAACGACACCAGTACAGCCACCGACGTTTACCCGCTGTTCGCTGCGGCAACTTCTGGCACGCCCACAACGATCTACACCAGCAACGCCAAGCTGCTCTATAAGCCCAGTACGGGTGAGTTGAGCGCTACGGTGCCCCGCGCCAGCAACGGCATTTTTGTGAATACGCAGGCGATTGCGGCTGATTACACGATTGCCTCGGGTGACAATGGCTTGAGCGCTGGGCCTGTAACGGTGTCCTCGGGTATCACGGTGACAGTTTCTTCTGGCTCTGTTTGGACGGTGACTTAAATGGCTGTAACTATTGACGGAACCAACGGGATCACCTCCCCTGACTTTGAGGTTGATGGCGTTACGGGCAAAGTGTACCCTCTAGTCTCCGGCACCGCTGTCGCCTCCACCTCTGGCACCAGCATCGAATTCACCGGCATCCCTTCGTGGGTAAAACGGATCACGGTGATGTTTAGCAGTTTAAGCACTAACGGAGCCAGCCCTCCTCAAATTCAAATTGGGTCAACAACCTATGTGACCTCTGGGTATTTGGGCGCAGCAATGTCTGGCGCAGAAGTTACAAACAATTCATCAGGTTTTTTGCTTAATTCCAATACGTTTATTGCCAGTGGAGTGTTGTCCGGCGGCCTTACCCTTTGTAATTTAAGCGGTAACGTTTGGGTGTCTTTTGGCGCGTCTGGACGAAGCGATATAGCTAGGGGTTTTTCTTTGGGCGGCGTACTTACAACTCTAGCGGGAACGCTGGATCGGGTACGTTTAATCACCTTCAACGGCACCGACACGTTCGACGCTGGCTCCATCAACATCATGTACGAGTAAGCCATGAGCCTGAAACTAAACTCCTCCGGCGGCGGCAGCGTCACTCTGCAAGAGCCGAGTACGGCTAGCAACCTGACTTTGACGCTGCCCACGACTACCGGCACGGCGGTGATTCAAAACGCCAGCAACAACTTGCTGATGAACTCGGGCTATGGCTCGGATGCGGTGGCGTATGGATGTAGGGCATGGGTAAACTTTAACGGTACGGGCACGGTGGCTATTCGTGCTTCGGGTAACGTATCGAGCATTACGGATAGCGGTACGGGCGCTTACACGGTGAACTTTACGACAGCTCTGGCAGACGCAAACTATGCGGGCGTTATTATGACCGGGACGTATCAAGCGCTTGCATCAAACGATGCTGCCGCCCCAACAACAACTGCGTTTGCGTTCATTTCTCGCCAATCAAGCTCACCCGCAACTTCGTTAGATTCAGCCTATCTTCATGTCGCCATCTTCCGCTAAAGGCCCAGCATGAGCACTCTAAAAACAAACAACGTGCAGGTCGGCCAAAGCGTAACGGCCACCAACAACTTCACGCTGTATCAGCCATCCAGCCCTGACGGCACGGTGCGTCTTGGCGTTGGTAACTCTGGTGCCACGACTGCGGATGTCGCCAGCTTCAATTCGTCCGGTGTGTTTGCGTTTAACTCGGGGTATGGGTCATCGGCCACTGCCTACGGGTGCAGGGCGTGGGTAAGTTTTAACGGTACTGGTACTGTGGCGATTCGTGGCAGTGGTAATGTGACTTCAATTACTGACAACGGCGTGGGAGATTACACGGTGAACTTCACTACGGCGATGCCAGATGCGAATTATGCTTCGACTGGTAGCGCACAAGCACAGCCCGGTTCATTTGATGCTTTTTTCCAATTAACAACTACTGCAAATCCAACAACTTCAGCGTGTAGGTTTCTTGTTCAATTTCCTGGAACTGGTCAAAGAGATTCCGCTTTTGTTTCTTATGTTGCATTTCGTTAATAAAGGACAACCATGAACTCAAGAATCCTATATCCCACCGACGATGGCGGCGTTGCCGTCATCATTCCTGCTGCCGAGTGCGGCCTGACGATTGAAGAGATCGCAGCCAAAGACGTTCCGGCTGGCAAGCCTTACCAAATCGTGGATGTTGCCGACATCCCGTCTGACCGCACATTCCGTAACGCATGGGAGTTTGCATAAATGATTTCCGTCAACATCCCCAAGGCAAAAGCCATTGCCCACGATATGCGCCGCACGGCCCGCTCGCAAGAGTTCGCGCCCCTGGACATCAAGGCCACCATCCCCTCTGAGGCGGCTGCGGCTGAAGCTGCCCGTCAGGTTGTGCGCGAGAAGTATGCGGCTTTGCAGGCTGACATTGACGCAGCGCCGGATGTTTTTGCCCTTAAAACCATTGTCGAGCAAATGTAATGGACACGATTAACATCACCGCCGCCAAACTGATGACGCACGAAGAGATCTGCGCTGTCAGGTACGAACAAATTAATGCCCGCTTGAAGCGCATTGAGGGCATCATTCTTAAAGTGGCGGGGGTGATGATTGCTGCAATGGCCGGAGTCATTTGGGCCAGCTTGTTGAGATAGCCATGCTTGACTGGTTCTTTGCCTTCTTGCTGGCGTGCGTTCTTTTGGCCTGTGTGCTTGCATTGGTTAAGATAGGATTCTGGATACTATGGATCCCCTAACAGCGTTTGCCGCTGCCCAGGCTGCTGTCGCTGGCATCCAGAAGGCCATCAAGCTAGGAAAGGACATTAACGGCTTAGTTGGAGAGTTTGGCAAGTTCTTCGACGCGAAGGATGTCGTCCAGAAAGCCGCCAACGACAAGGCGAAGAAGGGCCAGTCAGATACCGGCAAAGCAATGGAGATTGTCATGCAGGCCAATGCCCTGCGCGAAGCCGAGGAGCAGCTCAAGCATCAGCTTGTCTATGGCGGCTACCCAGAACTCTGGGAGATGATGCTCAAGGAGCGGATGAAGATCAAACAAGCTCGGGCGACTGCTGAGCGGGAGGCCAAGATCGCCAGGGTCAAGCTGGTGGCACAGCGCCTGCTGATTGCTCAGATTGTGGGCGTTGTACTGACAGTGTCCATTCTTGGCACAATCGTTATTTTCATTATTAGACAGGCAACCCGTGACACCTGAACTTCAGAAGTATTACGAAGAACGATTTAGTATGTTCTCGCAGCAGGGCTGGCTAGACCTGATCGAGGATATTGACAAAATGATCGAACCGCTAAATAATATTTCTACCATTCCCGATGAAAAAACCTTACACTTTCGTCAGGGTGAACTTTCAATCCTGACTTGGCTGAGAAATCTCAAGCAGATCAGCGAACGTGCATATGAGGATTTGAATGCTGAGAATGTATGAATTTGTCTGCGAATGCGGACAACGCACTGAGTGCCTGACTGATTATGAGACGGCCAGCATTTTGTGTTCGTGCGGAGGTGTTGCCTCGCGCACGATTAGCGCTCCAAAGTTCAATTTGGAAGGTTGGTCTGGGCACTTCCCGTCTGCTTACGGACGGTTTGAGCAACGGCACACCGACAAATTGAATGCGGAACGCAAAGCCAACTCATAAGCAGGAATGCCGAGTTGAATCTCCTACAACCAAAATGGCAGGAACCATATGTTGATTGACCAAGAATCCGAATTGCCCAGTGAGATCGAAGCTGAGGAAGCGAAACAAGTAGTAGAGATTCCCGAGAAATATCGGGCCAAAAGTCTCGAAGACGTTATTCGTATGCACCAAGAGGCTGAAAAGCTAATCGGTAAGCAGGCGCAAGAAGTCGGCGAAGTTCGCAAGCTCGCGGATGAACTCATCAAGCAGAACCTCGGTTCTAAGCAACAACCTATTCAAGAGGAAGAGCCTGAAGTAGATTTCTTTGAGAATCCTCAAAAGGCAGTCCAGAAAACCGTAGATCGTCACCCGGATGTTGTTGCAGCGCGTCAAGCTGCTGCTGATTTCAAACGGATGCAGATTCAACAAAAGCTATCGCAAGAGCACCCTGACTATGCTCAGTTGGTGCAAGACCCTGACTTTGCGGCGTGGGTAAAATCCTCGCCAGTGCGGGTGGGTCTGTATGCGAAGGCTGATGGTGAGTTTGATTACGACTCGGCTAATGAACTGTTGTCCACCTTCAAGCAACTGCGCGGCGTTAAGGTTCAGCAAACTGAGAAGGCAGGAGATGCCGTCAGAAAGCAGAACATGAAAGCAGCGCAAGTTGACACTGGTGGCTCTGGCGAGAGTTCCAAGCGCGTCTACCGCCGGTCTGACCTCATTAGGCTCAAGATGACAGACCCGTCCCGCTACGAAGCCCTTTCTGATGAGATCATGGTTGCGTATGCAGAGGGTCGGGTTCGATAAACCACTTTTGGAGATTTAACTATGGCAAACACCGCCTTTTCCCCCACTAATAGCGTTACCACCACCTCCGCAGCTAACTTCATTCCTGAAATTTGGAGTGATGAAATTGTTGCCGCCTATAAGAAAAACCTCGTCCTGGCCAACTTGGTCAAGAAGATGTCTTTCAAAGGCAAAAAGGGTGACACGGTTAACATCCCCTCGCCTGCTCGTGGCAATGCTTCGGCCAAAGCTGCAACTGATGCCGTTACTCTGATTGCAGAGAGCGACACCAACATTCAAGTGCTGATCAACAAGCACTATGAATACAGCCGCTTGATCGAGGACATCGTCGAAGTGCAAGCCCTGACCTCGCTGCGCTCTTTCTACACGGAAGACGCTGGCTACGCTCTGGCTCGTCGCATCGATACCGATCTGGTTCAATTGGGCCGCAGCTTCAACGGCGCTACTGTTGGCACGGACGACTATGCCACGAGCAACACGACCACCAAGGCTTTCATCGGCTCTGACGGCACGACTGCTTACAACAGCACGACCTCCAACGCTGCTGCACTGACTGATGCTGCTATCCGCCGCACCATCCAGCGCCTGGACGACAACGACATCCCTATGGATGGCCGTTTCTTCCTGATCCCCCCGTCGAGCCGCAACACCCTGATGGGTCTGGCCCGTTACACCGAGCAAGCGTTCGTCGGCAACGGCGATGCTATCCGCAACGGTGAAATCGGTCAGCTGTACGGTATGGCTGTGTTCGCTTCGTCCAACGCCGACACCGGCGCTGGCAATAGCGCTGCTGACCGTATCTGCCTGATGGGCCACCGCGATGCGATGGTGCTGATTGAGCAACTGGGCATTCGTTCGCAGACTCAGTACAAGCAGGAATACCTCGGTACCCTGTTCACG